GATCGTCTGTCAAATTGTTACTCGTAGCCTGTGTTGCTAATTCCTTCATCTTTTGAACAGTGTTGCTGATACCTTGAATTCCACTTTCCGCAGTGTTCATAATGCCAATTGCGTGCTGACAGCGGGGAACTAGCTAGAGTTCCAAAATTGACGCCGTCAGTGATATCTAAGTTTCCTTGTTGTCTATACAATACAATGGAACCACCACGATAAATTTCGTTTCCAGAATAACGTATTCTCAATGCGCATCCGACCAGCCTCATTTGGCCGGTCGTGAGCGGTGCCGCATTATAGGCATATGGCGAGTTGGACGCAGATCCATAAACGCCAGTTGGGGCAACACCACCTGCGGGTGTGTAATTTACAACGTTCTGGTTGTATGTTGCTGTAGTATAAAGGCAGTTCCAGCTTGAAGTCGCTCCAACTATACGGGGCGAATTATTAATGAGGGAAAATGGGTCACAAATGACCCACCCCAGGCCAGCCGTGCCAATGGTCATCGTTCCCCTAGTTATAGCCAACAGTTTATTACTTGGTAGAGTAATAAAGTCGGGTATACAAGGCATCTCCGCTGTGGGTAGTGGCTTGAAGGGATTGACGAGCGCATGTAGGTACAACTGTGCACATGATGAAAGATTAAATTTTGGTAGGCGCGGCACGAAGCCGGCTCTTGCGATGGCGCGTTTCTGAGCGCGCTTGGCCTTCTGATTCTTCTTGGGCCTGTTTTGTTTGCGTTTGATAGAGGCGTTGTTTTCCATCGAGTTTTATATTGACGGCCACTGTGTGTTCGATGGGATACATCTTAGGCCAAAGCGGACCGGGATATGAATCAGCGCGACTGCGATAGTAGTTTCCATAACTGTCGAAGAAGATTTTTGAATCTGGGTTACAGAGTTCATAAACCTCATCGATGTGCCATGGATTAAAGTCGTTTTTACTGTCAAAATATGACTCGACTTTCAACTGGACATCTACTGGAAAATTAAACAGTCTAGCGACTAACTCACGACTTTCATCGGTCACCTTGGGTACTATTTCGCGGAACCGGGCCAAGTTCATAGCTTTATAACGATCATCGCCTGTAAGCAAACAGACCTTATGTTTGACATTTCGGCACATGCGGTACGCATATTGCGCAACGGAAGAAATCACCGGTGCATTCGGGTACTGCACAATGGCTGACATTGCCTTGCTCTTGAGCAGGCGTTTCAGAAGATTGTCAGTGCCGCCCACATACTTTGTGCGGGTATAGAAGAAATTTAATAGAAACTTCAACGGGTCAGCAACCACGTCAAAGGTTTTAGGATCATAGACCAAGCCGCAGAACGAGGCCTCATTGAGGTCCTCGAAACGGCCTAATTTAATTGTGAATCCGACTTTCCTAAAGTCCTCTTTATCTAATGGTGTCCCTTTGGGAACAGCTGTAACACCATCGTCACCCTCAACACAGGTCTTGGCAACGATGCCTTTCTTATGCAGCACATATTTGGTAGTGATTAGATTAGCAAAACCATTGCTCATGGACGTATTCATCTCTCCTGACATGCGTGTGGCTAATATGAAAACGGTTATATATTTGAACTTGCAAGTGTTCCAATTATTGATATATTTGTCGAATATCTCCAGGTAGTGCGCACGGTCCGATCGCCGCGACAGCATGTGTTCGAACAATACTCTATCTAACGCTTTCATTACCTTGACCACAAAGTGGCTCTCATAGGCTGTATAATCACTCGTCCAATAGTCACAGGAATCATCCCTGAGGAACTCTTCAATATATCTTCCACGTGCCTCTACTGGCACATGTTTGATAAATTCGGGCTGTTTGTAGAGTTCGGTTTCAATGGCTTTGCATAGAGGACCAAACAGACCCTTAAAAGCATCTGAACGACTAAAAATACCCCGTGGATGCTTAAACTCGGGGTATGTCTCGTCCTTAAGGAAACATTTTACGGATGAAAGTTCCCTATCAACGACAGGGTCATTGATGCTGCTGACATCAATCCTTTCATTAATTTTGGTGAGGTGACGCTTACGACTGGTCGAATAATTTGTTCCGTCCAACCAAGTGCCAAATGACAAGTCGGTCGAATCATCAAGCGGTACAAGATGTAAAGCGCACCAATTTCGAGCAAAAATTTTAATAGCTTCGAGCTCGCCCTGATCAGGGTCTGGAGGCTTGCAGGCAATTCTCTTTTCCACTGCGTAAATCTGGTTTTCTGCGTCGGTGATATCAGGAGACGGATTAGCTGCTCCGGCCATGTGAGGACCAAGCGAAACAAGCATTGGAGGTCGGTAGGCTGCATCGGAGCATCGCCCGGCGCGAATGGACAAATCGCATTTTGCATCTGGGAGACATGGGGCTGGTATTTCTCCAATCCTATATCCGTGGACGACGAAGCGACCTGTGGCCGGGCCAACTGAAAATCCAATTTTCTAACCCTATCGTTATAATAATTCCTGAACGCGCACACGGCTAAAACAACCCCATCAATCTCGGGGATCGCTTCCGTGCCAATAACGCTGTCAATGTTGGATGCGGACATGCCTGACAAAGCGCGGCACGTCTTCGCGAACACATCAGAGATACTTTTATCTAAA